ACCTTCTTCTAATGTTTCTTCAACAGGCAAAGATACCGTTAACCCAAATGTAGTATCACCATTCCATAGAGTTAAGGTATCGTTTGCCAATTCCATCAAAACATATTCTCCTAACTTAGAGTTAGTTAAACCACTGTCTCCTAAATACATTCCTTTTCCTTGTATGTCTTCTAATCCTTTTTGTAATGTCTTCGGCCATATTGTAAATTTCAAATATTACCCTCCCTTAATTCAGGAATACCGTTCCAAACGATATTAGGTGGTGTGCCTTGTCTAAGAGTCCAAGTAGTGCCAACCAAATTACCATTTGTTCGACTACCAACTAATTCAGCCAAATAGTGCATTTCACCTTTTATTTTCTTTCTTGAACAATGTATCTCTTGTTCTAGTTTTCCTCCCCAATCTTTCCAATTAGCAATCATACCAATTGGAGAACCGTCTTGATACTTTTCTGTTTCGTGAGTAATGTAAATTACATCACAATCAAGAAGATATATTGAATCCAATAGGTGATAGAAAGTCTTGTTTCTAGCACCATATTGATACGGCATAACCTTTGTAACTAAAGTAGGATTAGGGTTAATCTTCAATATACATGAATCTAACCATGTATCAACACCGTCTAATACAAAGACGGGCTTTTCTCCTTCTTCAATCTTAGACCTAACATATTTGATAAACATATGCGAATTCTCTTCGCTCTTTGTTATATCAATAACATTGTCTTTATTCATTTCAATTGGACAGAACACTTGTATGCGCTCAGTCGCTTCGTGATGTTCACGCCATGTTGATTCAACCCCTTTATCCCAATCTAAAACATAAATTGGTCTATCGGGAAAATCTAAAGCGATTCCTGTCTTTCCTGTTTTGGGATGACCCCAAATACCTAATACTAATCTTGAATTAACTTGCTTCCTTTTTTCAGCCATCATTTGCTGAAACTTATTGTTAAAATCTTCTTGTGCTTTACCAAAACTCATATTACTAGCATTACCTTGTCTATTCGTTAAACTCATCTTCTTCACCTAATTCATCTATATTTATTTCTATTTTATTTCCATGAACCTTAGTCCATTCTTCTATTATTACTTTCAATTCTTCTCTAGAGCAAACATATCTTGCTTCTTTCGAACCTATGTGCATCTTTAGCCAATAGGTTTCATATTCTGTTGCATTCTCTTTCCAAGTTAGGAAGTCAACATTTATCAAATCAATGATATAACTATTACCTTTGATTAGAAATCTTCCTTCTAATATTCCATTCATTTTAATACCTCTTAAATCTAAACAGGGCTTCGCACCCATTTGAGCATCTATTTCTCCACAAGTTTATGCTTACACTTGTATGCCTTCATTTGGAGTTAAACTTCAAAACCAATCGAAATCGGTTTCAACAGGTTGATTCACTTCAACAGGTGAACCTCTCTTTTCTGTTACATACAGTCCGGTAACATTGATTGTTACAGGGTCAGCCCCTTCATCAGTAATTCGCTGTGAAGTTCTTCCTACAATAATAACAGAAGAACCAATACCAAAGTCCAATTCAACATTAGACGGAATCCAACAAGTAGTCATGTTGTTATCGTTGTCATAGTCAAATTCAGAATTTAGGTCGGTTATATTCAAAATACGATTACCATTCTTTGTCGGCATCATATTCATATTACAAACTGTTCCATCAGTAATAACGAAACGCTCACTAGTAGGAAGTGTCTGCCTAAGAATGTGCGCTCTATCAATTTCAACCAATGGTGTTAAATGGCTACCAAAGTTATTTGCTAGACATTCTTCGAAATCATAATTATCCATATTTCTATAATCAGAATTGTCTGGATTTAAGTCAGCATTTCTGATTAGACTTGCTTTAGTCACATCAGTCATACCATACAAATTATTACCATCATCACTAGGAATTGCTACAAAGTGAACGAAATCATAGGTATTCGGAGTAAAGTCAACTCCACCTTGATTCTTATATGAGAAGTTATACTTCTTCATTTCTCCACCTTCAACACTTCCATAGAATACCCCGCTTCTTCTAAATTGCTCTAAAGGAAGTGGCTTACCGTAGTTACGGTTTTCTCCGCCATTTTGGTATCTTTCTGTATTATCTAAAGGAATAACCCATACACCATCTTCCATTTCTTCGGCAGTAGCAGGTCTTTCAGCAACCTCTTTTTCTTGTAAATCACCCTTGTAATAGCGAGTAATTTTCCAACCGCCCATAGCGTTTTCTTCAGCAGTAGCAACAATACCTTGTTCTAAAGCATTATCAGAATCTCTTCGATATTCTTCTTTAGCCTTATTTCTGTTCCAACTCATCATGTCTCTCGGTTCTTCAAGAGCCACAAAGAAACCAAATGTTTTCTTTACAAGTGAACCGCTTGATGAATTGTTTGGTTTATTAGCCCTTTTACTTTGAGCAACATAATTACGCCAAAGCCCCTTTGCCAAAGGGTCGTCTGTTCCTATTCCATTTTCTGCACAAATGCTTTCAAATTTAGCAATTGCATCTTCAACGCTCATATCAATATATTGCACAGATTTTTCTATTTCATTCTTCATTTCTTCATTCATATTTTTCCCTCTTTTTTTTTCAAATTAATTGCCCTACCATCCAAGATAGTAATACCTTTGGTGTCATGGTAGTGGAACGCCATTCGCTTTCTCCTATTGTTCTTAGTAACTTAAATTTAGTTAGATTATCTAATCCTTCTGAATTAATTATTGTGTCGTGAATACCAACACAAATCTCCTTTACTGTTCTTCCTTCATAAATTAAATTATGAAGTAATGTAAGTGATTCGTTTGGTTTTTTATCTAGTATTAGCATTAGTATTTTATTATATTCTTGTAGTGAATTTTCTATTTGCTTTGTTAATGAAAAGCCGGATGATTTAGCCGCTTGTAATTCCGTAATCGCCCTACGCATATCACCGTCTAAGGAGGCTATAAAGGGAGTCAACTCATCATCCGTAAAACTAGTCACCTGTTCATTTTGAAGTATTTCCTTGATTACTTCTAATACTACTTCATTAGACAGTGGCTTAAAGTGATAGTTAGCACACCGGCTTTGTAGTGGGTGAATAATTTTACTTTTATCATTACAGGTAATAATGAAACGAATATTACTAGAATATCTTTCCATGATTCTTTTCAAAGCATTTTGGGCATCCTTTGTCATACCATCCATTTCATCTAATAGACAAATCCTAAAGGGAACATCCCCAATAGTGCCGCTTTGAGCAACCCTTTTGATAGTGGTTCTAATTACTTCTAGTCGCCTATCATCAGAAGCATTTACTTCAACAAAATTATCTTTAGCATTTTCACCTAAGATACTTTTTGCCAAAGCCAAACCTGCTCCTGTTTTACCTGTTCCAGCATTACCATAGAGTAATACATTAGGCATATTCTTTTCTTCAACCCATACTTCCGCATCTAAAACAAAATGCTCTTGTCCTTTGATATTTCGCAAAGTCTTAGGTCTATATTTTTCAGTCCACAACATTTCTCTTCCTCCAATTTGGTAATACTGCTCCGCCAACTTCTCTCTTTACATCTATGTATTCGTAAGAAGGATTTGTTTTCCAAAGAGTTACTTTGGAGTTTTTTCTTGACTTCACAAATAACTTATTCTTAGAAAGAATACAAGCGATTTGTTGAGTAGTAAAAGACCTGCCCCTACTACTGTGACCGTATTCTTTCAATTCATGTATAATTTCTCCAACTCCTAATTCTTTGTCTTGTAAGACATAAAACAAGGAATTTACTAACTGTTTATTTCTCATAAATATTCCTCCAATGTATTCATTTTTACTTTTATTTTTTCCTTTCTTTTTCTTCTTTTCTTTTCGCCTAAGTTAAGAATCCTACAATCAGCATTGTTAAACTTAGTTTTAACATACTTTACAAACTCATCATCATTTTTCATTTGTGTAAAGATTCTTTTATCTCCATTCTTGATACCTATTCTTTTTAGAAGTCTAGGTATCTTAGAATAACTACCTCTTGATGGCATATTGATTCTTCCATAGACATTACCGCTATGGCAATAAGCCAACATCTCATAGAAATAGTTTTGACTCCATCTTCTTTTTACTACACCATCAATAAATAATATCTTATTAGGGTGAATGTTTTCAACAAGCCAAGACATAATCTGTGTGTCGGCTGGTTTATTGTGTTTCAATACTTCCGAAACAATGTCTCTATCAGTTTCTTTTAGATAGAACATAACTAAAGAGTAGGTGTCCATATCTAAA